ATGGAAGACACTCGGCCAGGACACCGCCCATCTCCGTGTTGCCCTGCTCGGCAGGACCAGCGCTGACGTCCGCGACACCATGCTGGAAGGTCCGTCGGGACTGCTGAACGTCTACCCGCCATCGGTGCGTGACCAGGTTGTCTGGACGCCGTCACGCCGCCGGGTCGAGTTGCCGAATGGCGGTGTGTGCCTTGCCTTTTCATCGGAGGAGCCATCCCAGCTCCGTGGTCCCGCCTTTCACAGGGGATGGTGTGATGAGCTGGCGTCCTACAAGCAGATCCGGTCACCTGACGACGACGCCACGGCCTGGGAAAACCTCCGGATCGCCGTCCGGCTCGGTGAACATCCACAGATCCTGGCCACCACCACCCCCAAGAGGGTGCCGGTACTTCGGCAGATCCTGGCCCAGGCTGGCCGTGACCCGCGGAAGTACCTCATGCGCCGCGGCCGGACCTACGACAACAAGTATCTCGCCGAGGGATACCTCGATGTCCTGACCTCGCTGTACGGCGGCACCGGGCTGGGTCGCCAGGAGCTGGAAGGCGAGATGCTCGATGACGTCGCTGGGGCGATGACGTCGGAGGCGGTGATCGAACGGAACCGGGTGAGCAAGCTGCCGCCGAACATCCCGTGGATAAAGCTGGTGAGCATCGACCCCTCGGTGGCCGAGCGTCCACATGACGAATGCGGCATCGTGGTGATCTACGTCAGCCGGACCTGGCCGGTACTTGGCCGACATGCCTTTGTCGTGGACGACTTGTCGTTGCGGGCGAGCCCGACAGTATGGGCCGATGTTGCTGTCCGGGCGGCGAACGATCACGACGCCACGATCATCGCGGAGACCAACCAGGGGGCGAACCTCGTGTTCCAGATGCTCCGCCAGGCGGCCGACCACGCCAATCTCCCGATGCCGCCGATGAAAGAGGTCTGGTCGACCAAGGCGAAGGCGGTCAGAATGGAGCCTGTGGGCGCGGCGTACGACCTCAACCGGATTCATCACGTCGGTGTGTTTGCGGACCTGGAATCACAGGCAACGACCTGGACCGCAAACGACGCCTACAGCCCCGACCGCCTGGACGCAGATGTCCAGGGCATCGCCAGTGCCTTGTTCCCGGAGGCACTCACCACGGGGGGTGGTGGCGGACGCGGAGGTCCGGTCAGCATTCTGTCCGCCGCACGGACGCACCTGCCCATCAGTCGAATGGCGGCGCAGGATCGCCGGGTCAGTAGTAGGGGGCTTTGGTGACCACTCCCGACCAGCCGGAGTCGCCGCCACCCGACCAGCAGGCATCACCCCCACCACCCGAGTCGCCACCCGAAGAGGACTCGGCCCTGATTCCGGCGATCCTGACGGCCTACGCCATCTACCTAGCCTGGCGAGCCGCGCACAACCGGGAGCCGAAAGGGTGGCGGCAGGTTGCTTCCGCCATCAACCTGCAGGGCCTGATCGGGGACCAACTCGGAATGGTTGCGACCCGTGCGTTCCGTTGGCAGCAGCAACAGGCCGGCCGGGCCGGTGACGACCTCTGGCCGTTCGCCGACGAGGCCGTGCGCGCTGGGATTCAGGCCGGCGTGCAGACCATTGCCGAGGGACTGCTCTGGACGGACACTCATTCCACCGGCGTACCGGCAACCCAGGATGCCGGTGCATCGGGCGAGGCGACGGCGCCGACGGCGAGCAACCCGCCAACCCTGCTGGCCCAGATGACCGCGCAGGCCGTCGTGAACTCCACGATCTTCGCGGCAGTCTCGGCCGCCGGGTGGACCAAGAAAACCTGGCACAGTCAAGAAGATGCGAGAGTTCGCCCGACCCACCAGGCGCTCAATGGCACAGTGGCAGCCATGGATGCCGCGTTCACCTCGCCATCCGGCGCCAAGCTGCGGTTTCCGGGCGACCCGCGTGCGCCGATCTCCGAGGTGGCGCATTGCCGGTGCTTCCTGCAGATGGGTCGCCGATGACCAATCGCAGATTCTCGGCCGAGGTGCTCGTCCGGGTCCGCTGGCTCCCCATCGCCGTGGCGTTGTTGAGCATCGCCGCGATACTCTGGGTCCTCATTCAGCCAACCGCGTGGACGTCCTGCCTGGTTCTTGTGGGCGCGGCCATCCCGCTCGCAATCCTCGGGAAGGATTCAGGGTGAAACTGCACCTGCAACTCCAAGAGGCCAAGTACTGGTACGTCAGTCGGCCAAGCGAGCAGCTTCTGCTCTGGTTCGTAGGAAAGCTGCCACGCAAGCTGGTCATGCGGTGCTATTGCCGGGTCGGCGCCCATGCCACGACTGGGCGATTCGGTAACACCGATACAACCGAGATCACCATGATCGAAGCACTGAAACGCTGGGACGAGCCGAACGACGGGAAGATTCCCAGGGTCTCGGCAGTATGAACCCGGTGACCCTGGCCCTGGCCACACAGCGCCTGACGCAACTGGTCACCGAGGACGAGCTGACCCGTCCGATCCGGGAGTCGATCAACCGCTGGGCCAAGGGCGCACCGGACCTCTCGTTCAAGGATCGTGTCGCCGTGCTTGCGAGTTGCCAGGCGTGTATGTCGGTGTGGGCTGGCGCCGCGGTCCTGGTCGCCAGCCGCTTCCGAGTCGGCCAGCCGCTGGTGCGGATTCTGGCCAGCTCGGGCGTGGCACTTCTGCTCACGGCAGCGAAGGAACGCCTCGACCGTTGACGGCGGGTGCACACTGGTGGCCATGTACGAACCCGGACAGACTGTCAAGCGCTACTGCAGTATCTTCCCGGCGTCCGCCGCGCCATGGGCACCACCATTGCCGGTCTTGCGGAACGGCGAGGCGCAGTCGGTCATGCTCCGGGTTGTGGTCACGGAGAACTATCTGACGTTTGCCTGGCAGGCGGGCCAGACGGTCAACCGCCTCGACATCCCAGTCACTGAGGAGGAGGCAGCGCAGATCGGTAGCACTGGTGGTCAGATCGCCGGGTTCACCATCGGCCGCCGCGGCGGATGCCGCTGCAACGCCAACCTCCTCAATGGCTGGGATCCATTTCCTGGCGTGAACCTGATTGACGCCGGCGCGGCGGCTCCTTCGAGCACGAGGGATCCGGCGACGTACGGCCTCGTCCCGGCCCGGTATTCGCGCGTTTGAGTGAATCGGGTTGTATCCCTGGGATATTACTAGTAGCATCTCACCATCACTGAGCGGTATCCGCTCGGCGCTTTCGCGTGCCTCCGGAGGGTAATCGGGGCTACTCTTCGTTCCCATGGGTATCTTCCTGCGCGAGTCATCGACCCACGCAGCCACTCCGGTGCCCGTCTCGCCCCCGATTGGCGGCAATAACAGGGCTCGTAGCGCGCCCTACAACGCTCCCCGTTCGATCGTCGCATCCGCAGAGCGGATCAACCTTGCCACGGCGACCGTGCAGAACCGGCCGTACGCCGAATGGCAGCGCGAAGCCTGGATGGCCTACGAGCGGGTGGGTGAGATCCACTTCGGATTCAATCTTCTCGCCAACCTGCTGTCCCGGGTAAGGATCTACCCGGCCAGCATCGGCGAAGCCAACGAGGCACCCGTCGACCTCCGCGTCCGCGGCGGGACAAAGAAGGTCTCCAGCAAGCTGGCGAAGGCCGCCGAGGCGGCGATGGACGACCTGCAACGCACCGACTTCGCATCGATGACCCGGTCGTTCTCGCTGAACATCTCAGTGCCTGGCGAGTCATATCTCGTCGGCCCGTGTCCCGCGACGAACGACATGTGGTCGATCCGATCGGTGGACGAAATCACGGTCCGAGCCGGCGGTGCCGTGTTGAACTCGACGCGCGCGACTTCGCAGGGACTGGTCACCCTGCCTTCTAACCTGTTCGTCGCCCGGATGTGGCGCCAGCACCCGCGATGGTCCCGCGAGCCGGACTCGTCCATGGTGGCGGTAGCGGACTCTGTCGAGGAATTGCTGATGCTGCAGCGCCTCGTTCGTTCGGCGACGCGGTCCCGGCTCAATGCCGGGCTCCTGTTCGTGCCGGACGGCATCGCTGCCGCCGGTGTGAAGACGACGGCGGAGCCGGTCCTGGAGGAGCCCGGCGACCCGATGGAGGCGCTGGCCCAACAGTCCACCGTCGACCCGGCCGGACCGTTCATGGCTCAGCTCATGGAATCGATGACGACCCCGATCTCCGACGAGGGGTCTGCATCCGCTGTCGTCCCCATGCTCGCCACCGGCCCAGGCGAGCTGGGCGCACAGATCAAGCACGTCACGTTCGCCCGGGAGAGCGACCAGTGGCTGGTCGAACGGATCGACGGGATCCTCAACCGGATCCTGCAGGGTCTGGACATGCCGAAGGAAATCGTGACCGGCCTGCAGCACGTGCGGTACTCCAACGCGGTTGTCATCGATGAGGGTCTCTACAAGGCGAACATCGAGCCGCTGGCCCTGGTGTATGTGGATGCGCTCACCCAGGTTTATCTCCGGCCGGTACTGCTCGGCCAGGGATTCACCGAAGCCGAGTTGGACAACATCGTCGTCTGGTACGACCCATCCGAGATCGTCACCCGGCCGAACAAAGAAGACGAGGCCACCCAGGGCACCGACCGGCTCCTGCTGTCGCCTGCGGCCTGGCGGCGTGAACACGGTTACCCGGAGTCGGATGCACCCGACGAGGAGGACCTCGCGCTCATGCTGCTGAACAAGATGACCGCGCTACCGCCGGAGGTCATCACCAAGCTGCTGCAGCAGTCGATGCCGACGATCCTGAAAGACCTACAGATCACCGACACCACCGTTGGCCCGAACGGGCCGTCAGACCCGAACCAGGCCACCGGGCAGAGCACGAATCCAAACGTCGTGAAGTTCCCGGCCCAGTCGCCGAACTCCCAGCCGAAGGCCGACCCGCAGCGCACAGCGATCCAGCAGGTGGGTGTCAAGTGACCGACGACGCCCCCACCAGCGCGCTGATCGTCGCAACCCCGACTGCAGGCCAGGCCCCCCTCGCCGATGTCGAAGATCCGCACATCACCACGCTTTGGTTCGGCGATGCGACAGTGTTGCAGGCCGAGGCGGACGTGCTGACCGGTGTCCAGCAAGCACTGGTCGAGGTCACCGGCCGGTACACCGGATTCGAGGCCAGGGTCTCCGGCGTCGCCATGCTCGGCCCGGACAAGGCGTCGGTCCTGCTGATCGAGTCGGCCGAATTGGTGGAGATCCGCGCCGAGTTGTGCTCCTACCCGGCCGTCGAGGCGGCCTGGCGGATGGCCGATCACCAATTCCCCTGGTGGGTCTGTCATCTCACAGTCGGTTATTCGGGGAAGATCCCCGAAAATCCGCCCGAGACGATCCAGTTCGACTCCCTGGCGCTCTGGATGGCCGAGGAGAAGACCCCCTACCCTCTACTCAGCCTCGGTGTCCCGACCATGGCCGCCGCGCTCATTCCGCCGGTCGAATGCCCCGAGGATCTCCCGATCTGCCTGCAGTACGCAGACGCCCATCCCGATGCTCGTTGGTACGCGGCGAAGCGGGCCAGCGCCTTCGGCATGAGCGATCGAGTGCCGGCCGTCTGGATGGCTGACGCATGACGGGCTTCCCGCTGACCATGACCGGTTGGGACCGGACCTACCAGCCACCGCGGTCACTGCGCAGCGCAGTGGCCATGAACACCACGGCGTGGGACCTGTTCCGCTACCAGGAGCCAGGTGTCGCTCGGGAGTGGGCCACGACGACCCTCGACTCCCTCCTTGCGTCTGTCGATTCCCAGGCCGCAGAGGCGCTGGGCTGCACCGATTGTCAGGACACCGGCTACTACGGGGTGCCCTGCCCCGATGACGAGGACATGCTCGTCGGCCTGGTCCGGCGCATCGGCAACGAGAAGCACGAGACCCTGGCCGCCGACGGCTCCTGGGCACCATGGCTCGGTGAGTCACCGCTGGAGATCCTCACCCTCGACCTCGCCGGTGATCTAGCGGCGGCCATCACCGGCGGGGCCTGCGGCCTTGTGCGCCGCTACCTGATGCCGCGGGCGTTCCTGCCGCCGGCGCCGGTTCTATCGGCCGCCCCACTGTCGGACGCTCTTATGTCCCTTGTAAGCCCCCAGCCCCCAGGGAGCACTGAATCTTCTGATAACGATTGGGTAACGTATGCCGTCGTTGACGAGTTGGATCCCGGCGCCGTTCTGGATCTGGTGCATCTACGCGCTGCAGGCGGCTCAGTCGAGCTGGAACGCTACGACGAGGATTGCTCCTGGACACCGGACTCCAGTCTCCTGACGGAGAACGGACTGCCCACGGTTCGGCTGACCGATAGTCAGCTTGCTGATGTCCAGGAGCAGATGAATCCTAGCAGGATAACTGCGGCGGCCGAGGATCACCTCCCGCCGCACCCGAAGTGCAAGTACTGCTCGGCGGCGGCCACCAAGCGGATCCTGCACTCCGAGGGCATGGCTTACATCCCCGTCTGTGATGACCACCTGGACAAGGGCAAGGCTGACGCCGCCGCTTGCGTGCCATACGGCGACCCGGATCCGTCGAATATCAACTGGATCCACGACATCAAGGCATCTGCAGCACTCGTCGCGGACGCACCCCTGACG